AAGAGGACGATGAGTTTGACGCTGAGGCAACCGACACTGACCCCGAGGGAACTGAAGGCGAACTAGAAATAGTAGCCTCTGCTGGCCCTGTGCGAATCAAGTAACGGAATCCCCCTCAGGGCATAACCCTCAGGGGGATTTTTTATATCTACAACAAACAGGAGCGTATTCGTGTCAGCTAAAGGCCAAGGATTCGATCTGTTAGCGTCCGTTAAGAACGTGCAAACGCCTCTATTTCTGTCGCTTATTGGTTTTAGAAAGAGTATTTCCCGACACTTGGGATTACGTACGCTTCCATTCATAATGCATGACGATACCAAATCCGTTATTCGTCGTGAACAATCTGCTGAGTTTCCTTACGGATTCTTCCGTCTAAACTCCTTTGAGATAATGCGGGATGCGCAGGTTAACAAAATACTTAAACGGCATGGAACAACATTAACCGTGGATGAGGTAACAAACGCCACTATATCCAAAGGTTATTTATTTCCATGTAATTTGTCTGTAGAGCTTCACTTTATACATAACGAACCCTACGAAGTCCTCAATCTTATTGAGAAGTGTGCTATTCTAGGCGCAGTCGATGGCTTTTCTTTTACTGTCGATATGCCCGGCACTTCTGACTGGGTAGTGGGTGTTATGATGGACGAGGGACCTATTGAGGTTCCACAAGTTGAACTTGAAAATGAGTCGGACGCGGCGGCTTTCGACATTGTTATGAATTTTACATTGAAGACCCGCGTCGGTGTTGTTAAGAACGTTCCAAAAATAAACAACGAAGGTCACGTTACACGAAATATTGGTGTTCCAGGTGCCGATTCGGAATCTTTCAATAATTGAGGCCGACCATGAGTAAATTTCGATCTGTGCATCGCACTGTTGTGACAGAGATAAAAGCTTTCGTGGTAGACACCGTATCCAGATCAGGTGTTTTTCGACAGAGCGTTAGTGCCCGCGTACCCGACAGTGGTGCCTTGCAAATGCAGGATATTAACGTAAGTAACACTCAGCACTTTGATCTGGAAGAAGTTGCTGGAGTTATGGGAATTCTTTCTCCTGAGCCTATACGTATTGTGATGACTCAGATACGAGAAGTTGGTGATCAAGAACCGATTGAACCTTCACCGCCTGTATACACCTTGGCTACTCTCACTTCTGATAGCGTGTTAGTTGCTGGAGAAGACTTGAACATAACTCTGGTAGACCCAGATGTTGATAAAGTAATAACCCATGTGGACGTTACTGTTTACAACGAGAACACAGGTGAAACTAACACGACCACTGTAGTACGTGCTGATGAACAAACATTTGTTGGGCATATTCCTACGTTGAAGTCCGCCGTAAAGGGCAACGATTTTAATGGGGTTATGAACGTAGAGCATGGTCAAAAAGTTCGTGTAATTTATCGAGACAGACTTACGCCCGACGGAATTGAAACGGACATAATCAGCACGGTTCTTGTAGAATCACCTTTTGTTGATTCTGTTATTACGTCATTGGAATTTGTTTTTCCAGACCGCAACATACCCATTTTGGTTGAAGATGCAGATGTGGCAGGTCGCGGTACGATTGTGGCACAAGCCACCAACTTACGTACACTGGAAGTAGAAGACATTCAACTGACAGAACAACCTCCAGGTATTTTCATGGGTCAGTTACCAACACGTACGGAGTTTGATAACTTATCAAATGATGGTGTGATGGATGTATTGGTGAATGATACAATCGAGCTTTCTTTTACTGATCCTAATGCACTTACTTCTGCCACGATTACCAAAGCGGTCTTAATACGGTCCGTTCATCCAGTTGATGGAACACTGACAGGTCCTGAGATAGCTTTAACAAATTCTATCGTTACGCTTGAATTAAATGATTACAACGTTGCAGGAAGCAGTGAAATAGTAGTACCGGTTTCTAACCTTCGTACCGCAGAGTATGAATTGGTTAAATTCACCGAAGCAGTTCCCAACACAGGACAGTTCATCGGTAAATTGACTCTGGCGGAAGGCCAATTCGGGAATAATAGTGGACAGCTTGGTGTTGCGGATAATGATACCGTACAAGCTGTCTATCTGGATAGCTCTTCCACAGAAAGCGCTCTAATGCGTGTCGAACATGACATAAATATCAGTGTTGCTCAGGTTTCGCCAGCTCCCTCGCAGGCAAACACAAACGATGAGTCTACAGTACCTATGACAAACAGTACCGTTGAAATGGTGGTCGATGGCCTATTCTTTTTAAACGGACAGTTTCCTGGTAAGACTCGTATCTATGGCCTAAATGACGATCTAACTCGCTGCTCCTTGCTGCACGTTTGATAATTTAAGTCGTTAAAGGTTTAACCCGAAAGGAGATGCAGAAATGCCAATTAACAGTGGTAATAGCACAAGCGCGGGAGTGTACGTTGGCGAACGTGACAATAGCATCCGCGCAACTGCAATCTCAACATCTGTGGGTGCTATTGTCGGTCCTTCTCATAGAGGACCGGTCGGTGTACCTACACTTGTTGTAGACGAAGATGATTTTATCAACGTATTCGGTAATTCCGATGAAGCGCTGACCTATATGCATTACTGCGCTCGCGCTTTCATGCAGGAAAGTAGCCGACTGTACGTTTTACGCGTTGCCGAAAATGCCAAATTCGGCGGCATCAAAGTATCAACTGTAGACGACTTCAGCCAAGTACAAAACTTGATCAGCGGATATAATGATCCGCAAGATGTTTCATTTGCTACGCTGGACATTATGTATATTCTGGCGTCCAACCCAGGCAACTGGAACAACGATCTGCGTGTTCTGCTTTATCCAGACACTGACGATCCTTCAGGTGAAGGTTTCGTACTAAACGTGTTTGAAGGCGCTTCCCAGATTCCGGTCGAAGTGTACCGAGCCACATTGCACGAGAAAGTAGATGGTTACGGACGCCAGCTTGCGATTGAAACGCAAGTAGAAGAGAATTCAGGATCACGCATTCAGGTTATGGTCAATCACGATCATCCTATGCGTATTGCAAAAGATTCAACCGCTCTTATCAACGCTTTGACCGTAGGTGAAGTGACTCAAGGTAGTAGTGGTGATCCGGTTGATCAGTCGCACATCATTAACGGCTGGAATCACTTTGAAGACAAGGAAGATATTTCAGTTAACCTGTTGATCAATGCTGGCTATACTGATCCTTCTGTCCAGTTGCGCATGATTGAAATTGCGGAAGATCGCGATGATTGCTTTGCCATTCTCGATCTGCCAAGCACCAAACAGTTGACGCAGGACGCAGTGAATTATCGCCGCAATGTTCTGAACGCCAACACAAGTTTTGCCGCAATTTATGGTCCTGATCTGCTGGTTCGTGATACGCGGGAAGCTCGTAACCTTTTCGTTCCACCTAGCGGTCACATTGCTGGCGTCTTTGCTCGCACTGATCGAGTTGCAGCAACATGGTTTGCACCGGCCGGTGTTAACCGAGGTCAGCTAAATGTTAACGGTGTTCGCCACGTGTACAAGCAAGGTCATCGTGACGTATTCGCTGAGAACCAGATTAACCCAATTCGCTTTATGAGCGGGCAGGGTATTGTTGTTTGGGGTGCTGATACACTACAATCTGTTGCTAGTGCATTGTCCAACGTTAACGTGCGCCGTCTGCTTATCCTGTTGAAGAACAGCATTGCCGATGTAGCACTGTCTGGTGTGTACGAGCCAAACGATACATTCTTGCGTATTCGACTTCGTTCTATTGCTGAAGGTTTGTTGGATCCAATTATGCGCGGTCGTGGTTTGTACGGATTCAAGGTAATCTGCGACGAACGCAACAACACACCAGAAACTATGGCCAATGGCGATGTTATTCTGGACGTCTACGTTGATCCGGTAATTCCGGCTAAGCGTATTCACTTGAACGCGATCATTCCGAAGACCGGTCAGATCAAATTCGCACAAGAACTCATGGGCATCGCCTAAACTAACACGAGGTACTTTTTATGCCTAAGCCTACGCTCTCAAACGTCCTTGACGTCCACGATCCGTTGCTGGCCGACAACTTTGAAATGACATTCGCAAGTGTTCCCGGCGGCGGTGATAACCGCAAGCTCACTGTGCAGTGTAAGACAGCTATCAAGCCAGGTACTACCCTGACTGAAGTTGAAATTGAACTGTTTGGTCACAAGGTAATGCACGCCGCAAAGCGTGAATACAGCCACGATATGTCTATCGAGTTTGTCGAGGACAGCAACGGCACCATTACAGGCGCACTCGAAGCTTGGATGGAAATCGCCCGCGCAACTGCTACTCAGCACGGTGCGTTTAAATCCGATTACGCGGTTGATGCTGTATTCCTGATTTTCGACCAGACGGGCGAAACCACAATGGAGTACAAGATCAAGAACTGCTGGCCCAACTCAGTTGAAGATTTGTCGTTCGACGGTAGTGGTGGTGCTGCTATTCCTGCAAGTGCTACATTTAAGTTTGACCATGTGGAACGTGTCAGGTAGTACCAATTCACGATTCTGATACGACTCCTGACCCTGTTGGGGGTCGTATTTTTGTTTGGGTCCAAATAAAAAATGTAAACATAGGTAGAGTACGTATGCCAGCTAACACGAATCTTTCTATACTACAAAGCCGAATGGATTCTAAGCTTGACCCTCTGATGGATTTTCGATGGGTATGTACTGAGCTACCACTGGGTCACGACGTTACGTACGTCGAAGAAATTGAACTGCCTTTTCCCGAAATAAGTCCTAAGGAAGGGCTGTTCGGTGCAGGCACGTACACCTACTATCCGGCGTTTGAGGACATTAGCGCGTTTGACGTAACGTTTTACGAAGACAGCAAACTAAACACCAGTAAATGGCTGAGGGAATGGCAAAATCTTATTCGTCGTCCTGAGGATGGTGCGTACTTTCTACCCGGTAACTATAAGTTTGATATAAAAGTCGATCTGCTAGACACTACTGGCGCTACGATAGGAACCTTGGTACTTAAAGGTGCGTGGCCTACCTCTCGCGGTAGCTGGCCTCTGGCCTACGGAGGCAACGATCGTCTAAAGATTCAACAAAACTTCTCCTGCGATAATCTGGATTTCCAATTTACGTAATAAGGAATTAAATAATGGCCGAATTTGATGATTCTGTACTTCCAAGCAAGACTCTTCCGTACGCGGTTAAGTCAATCGACATGACACCGTTCCGTGTAGCTCAGATCATGCAGCTATCTAGGGCAGTTGCTTTGCAATCTATCCAACCTGCTGTTGATGCTTTGGATAGCGTTATGGAGTTTGACGCTAATCTTTTGACAGATGGTGACTTCTACTACCTTCTTGCGTGGCAGCGCATTAAAGCCTATTCCCAGAGCCCTCTGAAGGCCGCATGGGAGTGCGGAGGCATGGTATTCGTGGAGCGTGAAGGGCTTCAGCGTACTTTCACTAAAAAGCAATTAACTGACATGGTGGAAGAATACGACACGGCTCCGGACGAAGAAAAAGCTCTTTTGACTGATCCTAACGATTTGATTGTAACTTCCAAGGCATGCGGTCATTTTAATCAGATTGATATAACAATGGACTTGTTGCATACGGTATCTCTGGAAGACGGACAAGTGCTCGCGCCTGGCCTCGATTACCCTCGTGTAAGTACGCTTGCGGATAGCCAGACTCGCCGTGATAATCCAGAGCAGCAAAACATTGTACAAGCCGCCCGCTGGATAGAGGAAGGTAAAACCCTTGACGAGAAACTGGCTGTTCTGGAATCTCAGCCTGATCTTTCTCTGTTTGAGTCCGCGTTGCAGGCTAACGCAACTATACGCCACGGTCTTAGCCGTATAGTAACGGTTGCATGTGAAGAGTGTGGCGAACCCGCCAATCATTCGTTCGACGTACGCCCAGAGACTTTCTTCGACGTATAGCAGGGAGAACAAAATGACCGATAAGTTCGGCGTACCTCAAGATATATACAACGATCATCGGTACGTGGACATTGGCGATCTTCCTACAGGTTTCGGACCGTATATTGAGCACGGTGTCAAAAAGCTGTTTATGCGTCCTTTGTGTGTGCGTGAGCTTTCACTGCTTCACATGGGCACCAGCATAGGGTCAACTGGCATCCAGCACATAATACGTGCCGTAGATATGACCATGTCGTGCGATGTTAGTATATTGACAGAAGGTGACTTTGAATACGTTATGGCGTGGCTACGTATGCACTCCTATCCAAAAGCACCTTCTTTGGTTCGTTGGGAATGTCGCCGCGTTAACATTGTAGAGAAGATTGGTCGAGCGTTTTATGAAGGTCCAGATGCTGACACCATTACAGCACGAGAAATGGAATTGAAAGGCCTAAAGCTTGAAACATGTAATGCCGAAAATAATGAAATAGTCCACAACGCAAAAACAGAAGTGCATACGTTAAACGACGATGATTTGGTCATGCCTTACGATGACCTAGATTTTCCGCGAATTGGAACTTTAGCAGAGTTACACCTTCTGTTAGAGGATCGTCCTGATCTTGAGTATCATGCAAAGATGGCCAGATGGATTCGCGCTGGCGAAACTCTGGATGAGAAAATGCGTATACTGACCGAAGCCGACGATTTAGATCAGTACATTCGTATAAAGGAATGCATTGGCCGTTATTACCACGGTGTAACAGAAACATTAAAGCTACGTTGTCGTACCTGTGGAAACAAAGTGACACACGAAGCTATGCCTGATCCAATGACGTTCTTCGCTGATAACTCGGAAAAAGATATTCTGGATATTCAGTATTCTTTATTGTCCGAACTGAAACTTCAACCAAACGATGATATGCCGGCCAAGACTCTGCTATACCATCATTCATGTTTGGCTAAAGATAAGCAGGCAGAAGAAGAACGTGCTCGAATGCGCAAAGCCGTTAGAGGTAGCTGACCATGGACAGAATGACAGACGATATGATGAACATGGCTCGGTCCTATGATTCTGCACCTAGCGGTGAGCCGATGATGCAGGATGATTACGAGCCTGAGGAAGAAAAAAATCCTATTGAAGACAATGAGGAAGGTTCGGCTCGTGAAATGGCTGAACGCACTACGGCCGCTAATGATGAAAAGCCTGCTAAACCAGAAGCGGACAATGACGCTGACTTCGGTTCTAGCGTCATGGACAATAAACAACTCAGCCAAACAATAAACAAAGCCTTTGAAGGTGATGACCAGCAAGACGCCCAACGTCACGAGGAGTTAATGGCGTCACAACAGAAGCAGACTGGCATACTGGCCGGTGTGCAGGGCTCTGTTAAAGATATGTTTGGCATGATGTTCGACGATAAGTACGGACCTAGTGTTGAAACCTATAAGCGCGATGGAGACGCCGCGGGCGCTAGTGTAGCCGAGCTTGCTAAACAACAGGCTGCGGAACACAAAGAACACATGGAAGCCTTGCAACAACTCCGCTATGCTATGATGAATGCTGGCGGAATGGGTGGAATGGGAGGAGGTTTCTTCGGCGGTGGCGGAGGAGACGGCAAAAACAAAAAGCCAAACAAGCCTAAGGGCCGTTGGGCTAGAATGAAGGACTCCTTCAAAAAAGCATTTAGAGGTCCTGGAAGTAAGAAGGGAAAGATTTTGATGGGTGTAGTTGCTGGCGGCGCAGCATTGTGGGCCGGCAATGAGTTAATGGGCGATGATGGGGTAGAGGAAGGTAGAGCTACGCAGCGTTATCCAGAAGAGCACCAAGAAAACCAAAGACGCGCTGCTGCGGGTTTACCTCCTCTTGAGGGACAGGAGCTTGTTGATTTTCGCTCTTCCGTTACTGAAAGCTACAAACAAATTCCAAACCCGGAAACAGGATACGCTTTAGAGTCTGTACAATCTGAAGCTGTTCGTGCGGGCCTTTATACGCCAGAAGAAGTTGTTCAGGTAGATAAATCTGAACTGACGAAACAAGTAAACGTTGCTACAGGAGGAGCACCTTCTACCAACGCAAGGCCTGTGGCTGCTCAAACCTCAGGCGGCAATGATCTTGTAGGAAGTGAAACTCCTGTTGGAATAGGTGCAGGTAGTATAGCAATGGGTGCTGGCACTGTTGGTGCAGGCGCTTACATGTTAAGCAAAAGCTCATCCGTTACACCTACAGTACCGTCTTCTACTGCTATTCCTGCTTCTGGTACAACAACAGCCAGAGCGCAGACTGCCAAAAGCCCAGTAGCGCGGGCAGCAAATTCCGTAAAAGAACGTTCGGCAAAAGCTCGCGATAAAGTGAAAGAGATTAGGGCCAACCGTGCAGCTAATCGCGCAACTACAGCCGGACCTTCCGCAAACACACCCGATACTACAAAGAAGGGTGGCTTTAGAAAAGGAATGGGCAGGCTAGTACCTGGTTTAGGTTATGCTCTTACTGCGTATGAAACTTATGACATTTTATCCGATGAAGAAAAAACAACAGGAGAGAAAGCTGGAGCTCTAACAGATGTAGCTGGCGGACTTGCAGGCGCAGCGGTAGGAGCCTCTATGGGTTCTGTCGTGCCAGTCGTAGGTACGCTTATTGGCGGTGGCATAGGCTACATGGTAGGATCGGGGCTGACAAAAAGCGCCCGTGAGTGGGTTGGTGGCCTATGGGGTGACGACGAGGATGAAGCTGAAGCAGAGGTAGAAAAGATTGAGCAGGTAGCTAATAGAGCTACAGGTCCTGCACAAGACTTAATGGAAGAACCCAACACCGGCAACCCTAAGCTTGATAAAAAGATAAAAGATGCCAAAGAACGTACTGGCGCTATGAAGGAGCGTACCGAAGAGAACGGTAGCGTTAAGACAACTCCTATAACTCCGGATGCGTTAAAAGGTTCTACTAGGCAAGGTAAATACGACAAAAACGTTTCTGATCCAGAAAAAGATTCCAGTATTATCAGTGGATTGACGGCGGCTCTTGGAGCTGTGCCTGTATTAGGCGGTGTCATATCAGCTAATCGCATGTTGTCTTCAGATAAAGAAGGCACGGTTGGCGAAGATAAAGAAGGCACGGTTGGCGAAGATAGTAGCTCATCCAACACAATGAGCACCATAGCAATGTCCGCGTTACCTGTTGTGGGTGCTATTCAGAGTGCTACTTCTGCAATAGGTTCTTGGTTTGGTAGTGGAGAAGACGAAGACGCTCCAAAAACTGAAACGTCACAGATGAAAGCGGCTAATGCTCAGGAACTGTTTGATAATGAAATGGTTCCAGCTCTCAAAGATGGTGCAGAAAAACCGGAGGTGAAGAGTGACATTAAAACCTCAACAAAAGCGAAAGCCGAAGCGGAAAAAGCCCGTGCAGCCGCAAACAAGACCGACGGGAATGAGAAGAAAACCGGTGAGAAAAAGGAAGAGGACAAACTAGGTACTGTAATGAGCACTCTCATATCAACGATTGTTGGCGATGATATGGTAGAACAAATTGAACGTGGCGGTCCTACTGGTGATTTCCCTGGCGCAATCAAAGCTGGACTTCAGAGAACTTCAAATTCCGGTAGACCAAGTGCACCTGTTTCAGGCTCCAAGCGGTCGTATGCGGATTACTCTAAAGCGGAGAATGTGAAAGCCAAGCCTACTAATGTGAGCGCGGATATCTCCACTGTCAGTCAAAATAAGGGACAGACACAATCCGCATCTAACGTTTCAACTCAGGCAGTTCGTGAAACGGAAGCTAAACGTTCGCAACATGATAGCGTACAGAAAGTATTGATGGTTGATCCGACTATCAAGAAAAAACATGAACGTAAAGAACCCGAAGTCACACAAAGATCGCCTAGTACAACTTCCTATGAAAGCCGCAGTATTCGATCTAGCGTGGAAGATTCGCCCGTAGTAGTTTCCGAATTTGGTCTGGCACTGTTAAATACAGGATTCATATAATGGCTATTTCAAACAAAGGTAGTGCTGTTGCTCCATTCGGCGGCATAGACGGCGGTAAGTTTCCAGAAATGTACATGGCGCAACTGTACGCAGAATTGCGGGATGGATCAGTCATAGATTTGAAAGCTCCTTTGCCAGAGAATTATCAGTTCAATCTAGCAACGTCTTTCGACAATCCGTTCAACCAACCCCTGTCAAACTATGCAGGCATGGCAGGTAATATGGCAGGGGTAGCTGCGGATGCTGGCTCTACCGGTATGATGATGACTTCTGGCCACAGCACGATTAACAAATGGATGAGCGGTGCAGTGTGGACTGGTGGTAGTTTGTTTCAGATTACTGTGCCGTTTGTTATACAAGCGTTTAACGATACTCGCGAAGAGGTTGTAAAGACTATGCGAGATATGTTGAAGTTGGTGGCTCCTGCTCAAAATGCTGGAGGGTTTTTGATTGCTCCCGGCCCCAATATGGCATCCGCTGTTGGAGGCTCGACGAGCGGAGATAAAATAACTATACGTATTGGTAAGTTTTTTGTTATGCAGCCCTGTGTTATAGAATCCGTCACCTGCGATTTTGATACTCAGATGGACGCGGAAGGCGAAGCGCCTGTCTCCGCAACTATCACTGTCAATGCCATGTCTTACTTTGCAACAACTAAAGAAGACCTGGACGATTTCTTCAAGGTCTAAGGAGGAGCTATCATGGCAAATTCAGTTTCCCGTCGAGTTACCCATGCTGTTGTGGATGGTCTTGGTATGGACCCACTACGCGACAAGTCGTATGAGCTAATAAACACCATAGAGGACTGGGTTCACTACACAGTATCGGATTCTGATCAGTTCAACATGCCTCTCATAGCGCATAGAACGTATGGTAATCCAGACCTTTGGTGGGTTATTATGGTTTATAACGGTATTGCTGATGTGTTTACTGTCGAATCCGGTATGCGCCTGCGTATACCCCGTGTAAACTCCGTTATCTCCAGATTGTCCGAAAACAACCAGTACGTAAACTCTCGTGCTGTTCAGGAGTTATAGCAGATGGAAGCCGTTCTTCACGTAGACAAGCTTGCCTACTGCAAGCTCGAAATAGAAGATACAAACATGCCGCCGTCCATGAACCTGATTGATAAGATAATCATTCAGGAAGGTATGGGTATCGCTGTACCTACGTTAACTCTCCACTTAATGGATCAGTCAGGTGCGTTACAGACAGATATGAACCTTGTACAGGGTACCAAGTGTTCTATCTCAATAGCCAAACGTGGAACGGAAGACCAGATTATAAAGCGCAACTTCAGTCTATGGGGTATGAAGCGGGGTATTACCGAGGCGGGTCCTCATATTCAAGCTGTATTTACGATGGACGTACCAAAGTGGATAGCTGGTGTGTATTGTGAGAACTTCCGTGCTACGTCTGACGAAGCGATGGCTCAAATGGCAGGCCGCGCAGGTCTAAAGTATGATGGACCTGACAGCACTGATGATAAGATGAATTGGTTAAACGTTAACACAACTCGTTCCTCTTTTTCTGAAGATATGGCCATGCGCGGATACGCAGGTACTAGCAGTTGTATGAATCGCGTACTCACAATGGATAGTGAATTGCGCTAGCGCAATTCACTATCCATTGTGAGTACGCGATTCATACAACTGCTAGTACCTGCGTAT